CCGCTTCTGGTACTGTAGATATTATGGTGATGGTAGGCTATCCAATGCCTGACATCGCTTCTATTGCTTGTAGAGGTAATACTGGCGCAGCACAATCGCTGCCGTAAAAATTAATACTGTTTTTTTGTATTAGGAAAAGGATTTGATTTAATATATAATATTCCAGGTTGGTAATAATATCTCAAAATATTTATAGGAGGTATTAGTTCATGGATGACAAATTGAAGAAAGATGTTGAAGCTATGGTGGCTGAAATATTTTCTCAGAAAGAAGAGGCGGATCAGAAAGCTCGTACCGAAGAAGCTCTGCAGAAATCTGCTGATACTATCACTGAGCTAACTGATGCTCTGGAAGGTAAGAACACAGAGCTCCAGGAAAAATCAGATAAGATAGTAGAGCTTGAGGAAAAGTTGACTGAGCTTAGTTCTGAGCTTGAGGCAGCTCAGAAAGAAGTTACAGAAGCTAACGAGAAGTTAAATGAAGCCGAAACTACTATTGAGAATATGAATAAAGATAAGGCTGCTGAGCTTCGTATGTCTGAACTGACAGAGGCTGGTGTAGCGCGTTCTGACAAAGATGCGCAGACCGCTAAAGTTAGGGAAATGGACGATGAGGAATTCGCGTCATATCGTGATGAACTTATCGACCTTAGAAAAGCTGTCGAAGCTGAATTAGCTAAGGTCGCGGAAGAGGCTGAGGAAGAAGAAGCTGCAGAGGAAACTCCAGCTGATGAAGAGACCCCGGCCGAAGATGCGGCTGAAGAAGAGGAAGAGAACGACGAAGAAGCGGCTAGTGAGGAAGATGAAGAGTCTTCTGAAGAAGCTTCGGAAGAAGAAGATGAAGAAACGCCGCCTGCCAATGTAGACCCGAAAAAGGCAGTCGCAGCCGCTATGAATCTGGAAGTTATGCCTTCCGATGACATGATGGCTAAGTATTCAAAAATGGGCAAAGCCATGGCATCCCGTATGACTAAACGTAATGCGGAAGATGACTAATTTATAGGAGGAAATAGGACTTATGTTTATTCCAAGACATCCTGTTGTTGAAAATCAATTTTGTAGCTATGGCGCTGTCACTTCTGCTTCTGCTGCGACAGGAGTAGGCGGTGTTATAGCTTATGCAGGAGCCGTTGTTTATCTAGACAACACTGCAACTAATCAAGAACCCATCGTTTATAAGATGGCTCATGGTGTATCCGAACCTCCGTTTGGATTCGCTATGCAGAAAGTGAAGACTGGATACCATCAGGTACATCCAACCGGATTTGTTATGCCTGGCGATCTAGGCTCCAGTGATGTTATTGCACAACCCAGTTATGATAATAATGGCGCCGTTGCCGGCGTTAAAGAAGCTCCTTTGGGAGTAGCACATCTGGGTATTTGGGACACCGTACACTATACTGCGGCTGGTGTAGACGGAGACGATACTACACCAACTACGCCTTCAGCGGCGCTGGCTCCGGGCGATGAGCTCTATCCAGCAGCTGACGAAGCTAAAGTTACTACAAGCACGACTGATTCTGATGGCTCCGATTATAACGGTGAGAGATGCGACGACGTGCAGGTAGCTAGTGTAGTGAAAGGTGCAAGCGTAGCCAAAGCTACAGCCAATATTGCTAACACCACGCTGTATCCGATTAGAATCAAACTGTTGGTCTAATTCGGATTTTTTTATTTGAAGGGATTAAGGCACGGATTTGAAAGTGCTTCCTAAACTAATATTATAGGAGGAGTTGTATAAAATGGAACTTAAGGAAATGCAAGAACTCTTTAAAGCTACTGCAGAAGCGACCCCTGAGGGCGCAGCTGCGTTTAGAGCGTTTGCTGCAGCTATCACAACTCCCATCCTTCAGAAGATCGAGCTGGAGTCAATTATGAGACAGATGTTCAATCCTGAGAGATTGGCTCCGGGCGCACAGGCAGTTTATCCTGTAGCCGAGGATTTTGAAATTCCGGTTTGGGTACTACCTGGTCTGGGTTATATGGCTCAGAATTTTATTGAAGGTATCGGAGAAGAAGTGTACGTTCCGACATTCGCGATTAATGCGTCTGCGGACTGGAAAATCACTTATGCGAGAGATTCTCGTATTGATATCGCACAGCGAGCAGCGGCTCGTGTAGCCAAAGACTTGGCTAATTACGAAGAAGAGTGTGGTTGGCGAGTAATTATGCCGGCTGCCACTTCTGCTTTCTCTGGTAAGGGTCTGCTAGGATCCCGTCCAGCACCGATTTATGAGATCAACCCAGCTTCCACTGGTGCAGGTTACCTGTCCAAGGAGCTCATCAATAAGATGATGGTTGGCTTCAAGAGAATCGGTCGTCAGCTGACAGATCTGTATGTGTCTCCTGAAGACGCTGCGGATATTCGTGAGTGGACAGATACGGACATCGATCCTGTGACTCGTAGAGAAATTTTCCAGGCTGCCGGTATGGGCAGTATTTGGAATGTGAGCTTGCACGAGGTGCAGCATCTGGGAGCAACCGGTCTGTACAATATTAATGGTAACGGTTCAGCTTTTGGTAAGTTTATTGCCGGTGTCGGTGACACTTACAATAACTATAGTTTGGATAATCCAAACATTACCGCTGCTGACGGTACTGTCGACACACTCGGTGAGACTCAGGTACTAGGTTTTGATATGAGCGTCAACGACTCTCTTGTCATGCCTATTCGTAAAGAGTATGAAGCTTATGATGATCCTACCCTATTACGTGTTCAGAAGCAAGGTTTCTTCGGCTGGGCCGAACTAGGCTTTGCATGTCTGGATCCGAGAATGTTGGGTATGGGCATTATTGACCGCTCACTATAAAATAAATCATAAGATATCTCGCGCTCCGGTGTGAGATATCACACGAAGGTTTTATGAATTTACTAATAGCATATTTATTAGACATGCTTATGGCTATAATAGCTACTGAGGCCATTACCCAATTAGCTACTAAGTCAGAATTTTCTAGTAGATTTATTAAGAAACCTCTATTTAAGTGGAGGGATAAAAAATTTTTTGGATTTCTCCATGATATTTTAGATTGTGGATATTGTACGTCTGTGTGGGCTGCTATAGCCCCAACCTACTGGTTCATTACTGATTCCCCAGGAGTTCAGTTTTTGGACATAGTGATTATAATTTTGGTAATACACAGACTTTCCAATATGCTACATTTTATAATAGATTGGTTAGACGAGAAAAGGCCAAGGGATTTTGTTTTAGAAGAAAAAGAAAAGGAGAAGTAAAAAAATGGATTTAGAGAAAGGTTTTGTAAAGAACATGACTCATGTCTGGTCTCACACAATGAAAAGAGCAGTTGGACCAGGCGCCACAATTCCTCTACAGGAGTTGTATGAGCAGTACGGAGTAAAACATAATCTCGAGCCAGACGAAGAGTTTGTAAGATGGCTAAGAGATGTTAAGCTTAGAGACAGAAATAAATGGCAGATATTTCTGGATGACAAAAAGCCGTTTGAGGAGACCAAAACTTCAAGAACTACGGAACCGCCCAAGGAACAGGTTGATACTAGATCAAGGGGGGACAATGTAGCGCCGATGGTCGAAAAAGAAATGGATGTTATGGATATTGTCAATCTTACAGTTAGGCCAGCTAGAGAAGTCATTCCTAAAATAAATGACATAAAGCTGCTTAAATATGCTTTTAGAGAGGCAAACCAACTAGCAGGAAAAGACAGTCTGTGCCGCATAATTAGGAAGAGAATTCAGGAACTAGAAGTAAGTACTAGAAGGTAAAGGTCAAAAGATCTCCTTTAATTATTTCTGCAGTTTTAAGCAAACCGAGCTACACAGGACGGGCATATGTAATATAAAAAGAGTGTAGAAACGGGGCGGAAAACCATAGAAGGAGAGAGAAATAGATGGCTAATGACAAAGTCACATTACCATTGGAAACACTAAGGGACCAATGTTACTATACTTACGTCGTTAGCCTTTTTTGTTTTTTAGGTAGGTAAATATGATAGTACTAAGAAAATTAGCACAGCCAGCTGAAACTGAGATAGTCCAACACGGAACTATTGTTGCTGACACATTATCAGGTACTAAGAATAATTCTAATAAGACTTATTACACTACCTATGATTTTGAGTTTGATAGAATAGATCTTCATTATAATGGACAAGCACTTCATGCTCCAGAAGATTTCACACAAGGGCCGGCCTCTAATCAGGTAAATTTAATTTACATAGAGCCGTACTCAAGTGATGTTCTAAGAGCCACGTATCAATTAGCTGGTTCTGTGACTAGCCCAGGTGCTAGAAACAGAACTCCTATTCCATATGGAGTGTCCAGCCATACTATCCTATTCAGCTCTCCCTTCGACGACACGTATTACAATATTAGTTCAGATTTAATCACCACAGATGGACATCCGTCCATCTATTCTTATGTAATAGCCGATAAAACGGTTAACGGATTTACGATTTATTTCTCTGGAGAAATTGATTCAAATAATTACGTACTCGAGTGGATTGCATTAAGATAGTATACTAAAAAGGAGTAATAAAAAATGGCCAAATTTAAAGATCTTCACCTTTTGTTTCAGGAAGAACAACGAATATTATTCGGTCCTGATGCCCTTGGTGACTATGGCCCAACTGTATATCCAGCGCAAGACCCAGGTAATGAAAAAGCTTTCATGGGCTGGACTACTATTTCTGGATACAACACTACACTACCTGGTTCTGGAACAACTTCAATTACACCTGTGGATGAATTGGTAATTTCTACATCTGTGGCCGGAGAACGAGCCACTGAGCCATATCATTTAGCAAGATATGATCAGATACTCGAAGCGGCCAGCGACCACGGCGGTCTAACTGGTTTAGAAGATGACGACCATCCACAATACATCCTGGTTGATGGTTCTAGAGGATTCACCAACACAGTAAGCGGTGTTTATCCTGTATTAGGCTATCATTTAGTTACTAAGGATTATGTTGACGATGAAATCAACACATTGTCCGGCACGGTTTTTGCTGAATTTGCCAACTATGTTACTTTAGCCACTGATCAAACTATTACTGGTAATAAAACATTTACTGGTACTACAACTTTCAGCGGAGTAACATATTTTGATAATGATGTCTTCTTCGGCGACAACACCATTTCAGGAACAGGCGATATATATACCGGTAATATTTACGCCGACAATATGAAATGGGGTAGAATTGCTTGTATAGATGATGCTAAAGAGCAAGCGGTGACATTTGACAATCCGTGGCCAGATGATGATTACACTGTTGTGGCCACATTGACTAATGAAGTGGACGCCAAGCCTTCAATTTATAGCACCATTCAAGGTGTTAAGACTGGCGGCGGTTTCACAACTCATTTTTCAGGTAAAATAGATTCCAATAATTTTGTTCTAGAATGGCACGCTTTTTACGGACAAAAACACTAAGGAATAATTAATGGCTAAATTTAAAGAAGAAAATTTAGACCTTCTAACAGGTCAGTACGTCGATTTTGATGATGCTAATTTAGTCCATATGGGATATGATAACGGTGAGCTGTACATAAACCACACAGTCAGTGGAATTCGTGCAGCTCAACCTTATCACATGGTAAGATACGATCAGCTTCTACAGACTTCTGGTACTTTATCTGATCACGGTAACTTAAACGGCCTCGACGATGATGATCACCAACAGTATCTTTTGGCTGATGGTACGAGAGAATTAACTGGAGATTGGGTCACCGGTTCCGGTTACGGAATACAACTACCCTGGATTCAATTTGAAACGGGATTACCACACCCACCCCATAGTGAGGGACTGCTTCACTGGAATTCGGAAGATGGTACGTTAGATATAGACATGCCCGGCGGAGCAGTGCATCTACAAGTAGGCCAGGAACAAGTAGTAAGAGTACTAAATAAAACTGGTAGCTTAATATCAAACGGTTCAGTTGTATATATAAACGGCGCACAAGGAATTAGGCCTACGGTAGATTTAGCAGCCACCAATTCCTTTACAACAAGCAGAGTGATAGGGCTTGCTACAGAAGACATACCTAATAATGGTAATGGGTTTGTTACTACTAAGGGTATGGTTAGAGATATAGATACCTCAGGAATTACGGCCGGATCTATTATTTATCTTTCACCTACAACATCAGGCACATTCACAGATACAAGACCCACAGCGCCAGATTTTAAAATATGTCTAGGTTATGTCATTGTTGAAAACGCTAGTGAAGGAGAAGTTCTAATAGATGTAGTAATTACTCCCAAACTTATGAAACTGTCTGATGTTTTTGAAGAAACCCCAGTCCACGGGGAATATCTTGTTTGGAATGGGGTTACCGATCGCTTCGAATTAACCAGTGTTAGTGGTGGCGCTATTGATCATGGCTCCTTGTTAGGACTAGATGATGACGATCATATTTATTACGTGCCAACAGACGGATCCAGGGGGTTCACTAGTTCTGTAAGTGGCGTTGCAGCTTACGAACCTTATCATTTAGTTACCTATGAACAACTTACTACTACTTCTGGATATTTACAGAATCAAATAGATTATCTTACTTCCAGTGGGATAGAGACCTTTCTAGATTTAACTGACACTCCAGAAAGCTATACAGGCCATGCTAATGAGTATGTGGTTGTTAATGAAGAAGAAACTGGTCTTATATTCTCACCAGCAATTGTTACTAGTGGTACAGAACCTCCAGCTTCTGGAACTGGAGGTATTTGGTATAATAACAATAATGACTTAATTTATTATTGGGATATGACTAGAAATAAATGGTTATCTATTTACACTGTTAATTATTTATTTACTTATTCAGGTAATATAGACGGCCTTTACATGTCAGTCGGGAATGTTGTTAATGCGTATGCCAATTTTAGAATATTAAGAGAAGCTACAATAGTTTCTGTCACTGCAGACGTTGATCCTGTATTAAGTCAGACGGCGACTAAAGCTTTTGAAATTCAAGCTGACCAAGTTTCTATATACAATTTTTCGTTAATAAATTATACTTATACAAATGAAACTTTAAATGTAGATGTAAATCCGGGCCAAGAATTACAGATGTATGTATCAGCAGCGGACGCAAGAGTAAGGGATCCTATAGTAGTATTAGAGTTAAGATGGAGGTATGATATATAATGCACATTCATACTATAGAACTTAAAAACACTACAGCTAGCGGTATATATATTAATGATCTAGCTGGTTTATATATCCCAGCGTCTGGCACAATAAATGTTTCAGAGTTATTCCCAACATATAGACTTTATGATTCTGAGATATTAAACGAATATATAACCAATAGCGGTATAGTTGTTTGTGCAGGTGGTTATGATTTATCACCTACTAGGGCTCAAAGATTTATAAGCCCGCATGACGCCACATCAATTCAGGGTTATCCATTAGGGCATTCCTTAGGCACTACAGAAATTTATACCACTCCCGATAAGATCACCGTGTTAAGGTATGATCCAGCGGCACAAGAAGCATCTTTTTCTGGAATAGCATTGTCAGATTTAGATGATATAACAATAATAGGCGGTAATTATTACATAACCAATGAGTATGGAGATTCCCCTTTAGCACAGGATTTCACTACTGTTTCTGGAGTTCTTCAGGATCAAATAGATTTATATTCTGATCACAGTAATTTAACAGGTCTAGGTAATGATGATCATGCTCAATATTTACGTACTGATGGCGCAAGACAGTTAACTGATGTTTGGGATTTTGGTTCTTATTCGATATCTGGTACTGGATCTTTGGCTGCAAGTCATGTTGATTTTGATACTACAATTTCAGGGCCGGCGTGGAAAAAGGGTAGACTATTTTGGGATCCAGACAATGAAACCTTAGAAATGTATAATGAACAACCAGATGTAGCACTTCAGATTGGTCAAGAATTTTATAAGAGA